CTCTGGTGAATAACCACCTTCAATTAAAGTTGTAGAACAAACTTGTTGTAAGGTGTATGTACCTGCAGCTAATGTTGCAGCTGTTTCAATTTCATATCTTATTGGAAGATTTGCCGTTTGCATATAAACTGTAGATAAATCATTTGCATTTTTAAACGTATGAGCAACTATAAATTTACCATCAATTACAAAACCAACTCTCACAGCTCCCATACCTAACCATTCAAAATCCATAAATAAGATTGTGGCTTTGGTTGGGTCTAGGGTATAACCAGATGCACCTGTGCCATTTAACTTATCTCCATTCCAAGATGATTGTGATATTTCAGTATCTGCTGGTGAACCTGTTACATAAGTACGTCTAACTATTTTAAGTGTAGTACCATCAGCATAAAAGAATATTCCATTATTAGCATCAAACATACCAATCTTTTGTTTAAGATTAGCTGTCAATGTATTCATAACAAAGGTATTTAAATTTAATAATGATTTACCTGGTTGATAAGACATTACTCTTTTAGATTGTCTTATGACTTTATCACCCGATACTTCTGTTACATTTAAGTTAACCGTAGATTTATTTGCGGTATAAGTAACACCACCTGATCCAGTTAATGCTTCATCAAAGAGTGTATTCTTTGACATTACATTTTTAGAATCAAAGATAGTTAATGGATTAGAAACTCTTAATCTACCAAATGCATCATAAGCAGTAGAGCCATCTCCACCGCCAATAACTGTTGGTTCTACATTTACGTTATTACATCCTTGAGACATTAACAACCTCCTCGCATTAAATACCAATTCATTCGTTCAACTTCTTGTTTCAAGTCTTCTTGAAAAGAAAAGTTAAGTTGATTTTTTAATGTGTCGATTGCAGCTACAATCTGTCTTTGATTATCGGGCTGATAATCTTGTTTAGGTTCAGGTATGTATACTGTTATCTTTGCCATAAATACCAAATGAAAGAACTATTCTAGGTTCTAAACCAATAGCTCTATGAATTACTCCTTTTGGAATAACCAATAAATCTCCTTTTTCTAATATAAAATTTTTATCATTAACAATATACAACGTTTTGCCGTATAAGCCAATAAGATGTACATCTTCAATATCATTGTGAAGTGGGCCTTTTCCACCTGCAACAAAAGAAAAAAATAAATAAATATTATTCTTTAAGTTGTTTTTATTAAATTGTTTATTTAAAAAAATATGTAAATCTTTGAAAAAAAAATCTTTTTTAATATTTATAATTTTTATAGGTGATTCTAAAACACGATTAAGGTTTACAAAACCTGTAAATTCAGTTTCTAATTCGTTCCTATCTAAAATTTTAGATAATTCATTAAAATCAAATTCTTTAATAAAATTAACAAATTTTTGTTTAAATATTATTTTATCTTCTTCCATCAGGTCTAACATCAAAACTGAATGTACCGTATCTCCAGCTTTCATTCAACCCATCTGTTTCAATTTTTACTGCAGCTAACCTGCCTCTAGCCCTTGTATCGATCTTTTGAGTAGTTGAAGTAACTGTAAAAGGTCCTAAAGGTGATGATGTAGCCGTTGATTGCGGGTATCTATTTACAAATATAGTAACCTGCGCATCTCCACTTAAAGATTTAAAGTCAGGTATAAATCTAGATACACTCATAAAATATTGTCCTTCTCCTTCAGCTCCTATTTCAAATTCTCCTGATTGTATGTAAGATGGAATAGCTGTTTCTGTACCATCAGTATTTTCCTGATTAACACCCGTTTCGTGTTGATATAAAATTGTAGCTCCATTAGATATACCATTTACTGTAGGGTAAGTTGGTGTAAGCGATGCTTGATAGTCTGTTGCAAAAGGTGCAGCATAAACCGTTGAACCTTCCCAAGTTGTTCTATCTAGTGAGCTTGTTGTCCAAACATTTTCAGCAAAATTATAAGTTACACATCTATCAATTTTTGTAGAATTAGCTGATGGATAAAACCAATTTACTTCTGAATATAACTCATTGATACCGGCATAGATAATCTCACCTGAATTAAAGTTTAAACCTAAATCTCCTGCTCCATTATTTGTAAATACAAAGTCTTCTACTAAACAAGGAACAGCTTTTACAGTTCCATCATAAACATAGAATCCTCCTGTAGCACCTATCCACCACATAGCACCATTTGCATAAACGGCTGCGTGCTGACCAATAAGTCCTGCGTTAGATGCAACCTTACGAATACTGAATGTAAAAGGTGGTCCAACAAAGTCTAAACGATAAGTAGCTGTATCCGTAAAAATCATAATATAGTCTTTACCTTTACAAGCACCTACAATTTTTGTTCCATCGTCTAATTGAAAAGTCCCAGCAGTATTTACTGAAGTTGGCGCATAAACATTGTAATCTTCTTGATTAGAAAATCTAATATACATTTTATCTTGTGTACCAGGATTTCCAATAATTGTTTCTGTACCTAAATGAATTAAGTGTCTATCTCTATCTGATACAATAGACATAACTGACTTACTTGGCATATTAGTATTTCTTACAGCTCTAGTAGTTAAACCACTATTTGGATCCCAAGTGAATGATCTACCATTATGAATGGTTGCAACTAAAATCTCGCCCCAATTATCTAGTGACCAACTAGCAGGATCTAGAATAACATTAGATGAAGTTGAAGCAGAACCCCAAGTTAATCTTGACCAAGTGCTTGTACCCCATCCATATCCATAAGTTTGATTTAAAGGTCCTACAGGTTCATATGGATGTACATCTAAAGTTCCGTCAGCCGTAGCCCCTGTTCCTGTTTCCGCTGTTGGCATTTGAATAGTAAAGGTAGTTGCTGAAGGCACTGTCTTAACTTCAAACAATACATCATCAAAATCTGTAGCTGTGTAATCTGTATCAGGTGAAGTGAAAGAACCTGCGTTAGCAAAAGTTATAATATCTCCTGGTATTAAGTTATGACCGCCTGATGTTGTAATAGTAACAGTTGTTGAGCCGTTAGTCGTGGTTATATTAGCACCGGTTGAATAATTATCTGTCTGTAAAGGTGTAATATCATAAAAGGCACCTTCATAATAAACAATTAATAATTTATCTGTTCCAATAGCTGAATACTTACGGCCATCTAAATCTGACCATACATGCTGATCTCTAGCTGCACCTATAATGCTTGAATAATTACCTGTGACTAAAGACGCCCAACCACCTATCTTTTCAGGTTGACCATATCTAAATCTAACAAAGTCACCATCGGTCCACTGACCCATAGCCTCTGATTCTGTGGCCTGTTTATTAAAACCCGGCTTTATTCTGTATTTTGTTAATGGCATATCGGTATTATACCATTATAGCTTTGTTAAATATAGATTAGCTTTATCAGTATGTAATTGTTTTTAAATTAAATGGTATAGCGTATTTTGGAATATTTCCTATATGCCTCTCCGTACCATGATCTAATAAGCTTGAAAAAAGTAAAAAAGTACCTTCTTTTGGTTTGATACTCAAATTAAGTTGATAAAAAGAAGTTAAGGTTTCAGTATCATTTAAATATAAAATACCAGAATAATTGTTATTTGCGTGATTGTGTCTTGCAGTATAATTAAGTTCTATCATTTTTATTCCCCATGCATCAGGCATTTTTGAAAAAGAAATATCAAAAAAATCTTTAATTATTTGTGAACCTTGAACAAGGTATTTTAAAAAAATTTGATCGTTAACAAAATAATTCCAATCTGTCATTTTTCCTTTTACATTAGTTTTATAATTATTATTAGTATTAGATTTTATGCCTTCTTCAATTTTAGCTATTAAATAATTTTTATCTTTAGCAATATCTAATTTAGTTTCAAAAAAGAAAACTGATGTTTGAATTTTTTTTTCTATGTATTTAATTACTTCCATTGTTATATAAAGAATCTCTAATTTTAGTTGCTGATATTTCCTGAATTTGTTTAGTAGACATACTATATTTTATTAAATATAGATTACTCTTTTTTCTCTTTTTCTCTTTGCGTTATATCGTATCTCATATTAATTAAAACGCCCGTAACATTGTCTAAAGTTCTTACATTCATAGTAAGCTTTCTTTGTTTTATCATAGTCCACACTTCTTTCCATGTAAAACAAAATTCTACTTCATTTTTTTCGTTTAATTTTATTTGCATATATTAATTTTTTAACATTCCTAATAATGGTCTTCCATCAAATTCTAAATTACTAAAAGGACCATTTTTATCTACATAGTGTAAAAAAAATTGCATATGATAATCTCCTTTAAATTCTTCTCTCCAATGCTCTACTTCACAACCTAAATAAATTACAGCATCACCAGGTTTTAAATTTATTTTTGTATCATCTATGTATATTGGCCATTCTTCTCCTGAAGAACCTACTGTTACAGTAACGGATACTTCGCAAGCGGGTCTATCTTTATGTTTATCTAATACAGCACCATAAGTATATACTCTTCCAAAACCATAGGTAACAAGAAGTTCTAATCCTGTTTCCTCCTCCATTTTTTTTCTTTTTGTTAATAACATAGTTTCTATTAAAGGGTCTCCATACCAATAACTGTCATTAGTTGTTGAAACTTGCATTTGATCAAAACTATTATAGTTAGTTCTATGTTTTAAATTTAAATAATTTTTAAAAATATTAATTTCATCTTTGTTTAAAAAATTGTTAACTATTTTATATTTGAAATCTTTTTTTAAAGTGCCCATCCTACTACCGAATATCGTATTCCTTTCGTAATTGGTTTTACTGTGTGTGGAAATAAAAAATTGCTAGGCCAAATTACTAATAACCCAGGCTGAGCTTTTAATTTTAATTCTTGATCATCAAATGTGTTTTTAAAAGATAATTCACCACCTTCATAATCATTATTTAAAAATAAAATACAACTTAAAGCTCTTTTAGTATTTACACCATCATCAACATGATATTTATAATGAAAAGTTTCTTCATATTTTAACATATCAACTTGAGTAATTTCTTTTAGTGTATAATTTTCGTATATTTTAGTTTCTATTAAATATTGATTCATATAATCAAAGAATTTTCTTGATAAAAAATTACACCAATGAACTTCAGTTAAAGATTTATTTCTAGGAGTTAATGAATAATTATGAACTTTTCTTATATTTTCATTTAAAGAATTATTTCCAACTCTTGCTTTTTCATAATTTAAATTAGCAGCAACTTTCATTATTGTTGAAACTGTTTTTAAAGTAAAAGCTTTAGGAAAAATTTTAATATATTGTTCTAAAAATAACATTTGAAATGTTATTAAACTATTTTAGCAAATTTGTAAACTAGATATTATAGAATGGCCTTGACTTTTTAAATATGTTTGAAGTGTTCCATTGTAAGGAAAGCTAATAGACGAAGTGTCTATATTATTTAAAAGAGTTTTAAAAGCATTTAGCTCTGCTCCCCAAGCATTATTTTGATGTTTTTTATAAACCCTATCAATTGTCTCAATCATTGATTTTATTGTCATATCCATATGTTCTTTTTTTTTGAAAACAGTATCTAATGGTTCAAATATTAAATTAGTTCCATTATAGGTAGCTTCTTTAGTGTCCTCTTGTAATATATCAAAATCTTCTTGAGAAATATTAATCATTTTACCTGCATGATTGTTTTCAAAAAGCCCATAGTGAGGATATTGAAATTTTAATTTCTCCATATTTTCGGATATTAAAAATACTCGATTGAATTCTGTTATAAGTGCGATAGCCATTTTATATTTCCTTAAAATAATTCATAGATTGCAATCAAACCACGAGTTCCCTTTCCAGTTGGAGCAGCAGGAGTGTTAACAGGAGTACCAAAACCACCCCTTCCA